CACCGATTACGGGTTTACCCAACCACTCCAGAGGAGTTAAAGGGCCTTACGGCCCGGCCTCGCGCGTGTTCACTCTCACGCGCCGCGCTTCTCTCTTTGCGTGTTCGCACTCAGACGCTTCCCAGCTAATAAAATCAGCCGGAGAGACGGGATAATCGCTTATCCCGTATGGTCTCAGATGTCCTTGCCACGTACTGTGGCAGAATACTCTAAGACGTCGTACACGGGTTCTACCCCGTACTGAGTATCCGGATCCGTTGTCGACGGACTCCGGGATTACGAGAGCATCCCTGTGAAGGGACGCCTCGTCCTCATCGGCCAACCCTCTAGTAAAATAGAGAGCGTAAGCCATCGGCCACTCACCCGGTGTTAATCGGATGGGTTGCTCGACGTAGGATCGGAACCACCAACCGTCGAACTGACGGTGCCGGGTGACTCGACTTGGGCGGCTTGTAACCGCTTCGTCAAGCTCGGCAATGAGGTGGCCGTCTCCATAGCCTTCTGGACCCAGGACCCGAAGGTCACTAGGTATACAGCCAACAACCCAACGATGAACGCCGTCAAGACGGCGCCTAACGCTGGAAAGATCCACATCCACACCCGGGAGGGAGCGGATTCGCTTTTGTAAGCGTCGGATTGTGTTTGCTGCATAGAAGGACGGAAGAAGTTTATCGAGCTTCTTCTTGATGAGGAAAGGGCGAACAAGGTACCCACTGAAGTAGTCATGGCCACAGCTCTCGAAGAATTCCCCTTCTCTGAAGGATTTCTCGTCATTGAGCTTGAATCCACAGGCTACTGAGACCTCGGAGAAGAGGTCGAACGCGTCCTGCGGGATGATGACATCATCCCCGTATACTGACAGGTTCACACCGGTCACAGGCTTGATTCCTAACACTTCGCAGCAGGCGTAAGCCAAGCTGTAAAAGATGAGGGTCTCAAGCTCGAAAGTATACGCGTTGCCCATACTGGAGAACTTTTGGAAAGTCCTCCATCGGCTACCATCAAGGTAGCACGGAGATCGGGCAACATCAAGGAACTCGAACCATGGGAATGGTAAGAGGTCCATGACAGGGCGATACGCGATCGTGTCGGACGCTGAAGAGAAATCTACAGTCGCCAGATCACGAGAATGTGCCTGAGCTGCCAACTTTTGGTTGGTGCTCTGGTCATTCAGGTTGATTCCATGGGAACGCAACCGTTTGCGTATCCAAGTACCGACACCTTTTTGATACAAGCCGTTTAGAAGCGGCTCGATGCAAATAGGGCGATCAGTCTTGGCATCTTTGGGTACGAAAGACAACTGACTTCCAGGGCGAAGACAAACGTCATGGGTCCCGGGAGGGACCCATCCTGGAAACTCCTCGAGGAAATCTCGGAGTGTGTCAGTGAAGGCGTAGGTGCACTCTAAGGCGCTTGCCACCTTATTGAATACGGAGGTCTCCCCCCGCACTCCGAACGCCGCACCGGGTCCGAAGCTGAAAGACATCTGTTCCAAGCTTGGCACATCGCCTAGTATGTGTGATATTTTACGTGAAGCAATCGAAATGACTGCTTCCACGCGGCTCCCGAAAGGGAAACCGGATTCACGCAAACGCCAGCGAGTGTTAGTCTTGAGACAAAGCTTTTCAGCCCAAACAAACTTCTCCTTAGCCACCGCCTGAGTGTCAATTCCTGTTTCCAGGAACGGATACTTTGACAAGAGCTTTACAGCTTGGTAGTCTAGGAAAAACTTGGAGGAACCCATATACGCCTGAGGGGCGACTGACTTTTCCACGAGCTGCCTGTGCTCACCATACTTTAATAGTAGGTAGCACGACAGGCTCACGGGCGTGTCAATCGCCTCCCAGACTTTTGCAGAGAACGTTAATGCATCAAGCCGCGTACGCGGCTTGCCGGCGGTATGGATGCTCATATCGCGTACTGAAGTGAAGATGCCTTAGTAGGGCAGTTCGTAGGATTCGAACGCGGCCGTGACGAAAGAATTCGCCAGGGCGTTCTTCACCAGCGCCTGCAAGTCCTTGCGGTCTTGCAGAGTGCATCGCTCCGGGAGGTTTACGAGCAGCTCGACCGTAGGTCGATAGCTCACCGTCGGGGCAGGTGCAATACCGGAAACCGTGTTATTAGACACGGTTTCCATCTTCGGGGTCTCAATGAGAACCGAAAGCTTCAGGTTACGGGAAGCCTCTTTCGAGGGACCCGTAGGACGCTTCAGGGACATCGTCAGCTTGTTATAGCCGATGTAAATCCCTGCCGACCGGTCCTCGAAGAGGGCGTAGTCGGCGAGCGTTTTCGCCGGAGCGAAGGTCTTGTTGACGGGGGTGGTCTGTCCGTCCGCAAGGACGATGTTTGCGATAGCAGGCATCTAGCACTACTCCTGAGGGATGCTCCATAAGAGCGGGTTTACTATGACCCCACGCACGGTTTACACCGTGGGTGAGCATTTAGCGCCTGGCAGCTTGCCAGAGAAGCGCTAGCCCAGAAGCCACTTGACTTTTCGACAAGGACAAGTCCGGGACTACGAGGTGATACCTTGGGAAGGCACTCAGAACCTTTCTGTGTTTCCACAGTTCGGTTTGATGAGCGCTTGTTAGGTACCCACCCGGGAGGTGGCGCACGTCTTTGACGTGCGTAACAACCCCTCGGGTTTTGCTATACACATACCCTTCAACGAAGTCGATCCCCTGTGGGGGAACGACACCCTGGATGAACTTCCCGATAGGAAGGAACCAGTCGAAAACGAAGGACAGGGGTGTAAGCTCCCAAGCCACTGACAACGGGTTGATGAGACCAACGTTGTCAAGCACTCGCAGGAACGGGTTAACCACCTTAAAGGAGATCTTCCCACTAACTTCGGTCGTAAAACCTAGGTCTATGTACCACGAAGGTACGCTCTTGCTAGCACTGCGACCATAGCAACTTTCGCGTTTTTGGGCGCGAATCGTGGCTACTTCTATGAAACCCCTGTCACGCTTAGCAAGCGCAATAGTGGCATCATAGACGCTCGACAAGAGCGGTCGAATGGCATATGTCAGAGCCAAGTGGGTGTTCGCTGCTGCGTCCACAACGTCCTTCGACGTTGAACGCTTATTCGAGCCAGTTATAGCTCGAATCGCACCGGAAAAGTCACCCCGTCTTGCCCGACGTACGGCTTTCGCCATAGAGGTCATGCTAGACGCGACAAAGTTGGCCGTCTCGCGGTATTCACCGAGAGACGTACCGAGATCTACATCCTGATCTCGCAACTTGTCGTACAGGCGGTTCAGTACTTCGGCTTCCAACGTAGCTTTATGCGGGCAATAGACTCTATTGCTTTGCGTTTGGCCATTGTGGAAACTTCCATACGTGAACGCGTCACGAATCGTCACCGGTATGTTCGTATAAACATACGACCCACCGGAGCCAACCCCTGGTTTACAGTAACCGTCGAAACGGTACCATTCATAAGGATTGACAGGCAGAGGAATCCCAAGCCTCACTTTTTCAGTGAAATCTGGAGTTCGTGCCGATTGCTCACTATAGCCTCCCCATAATAGGGATGAATTATAGCTAGAACGATCCATGACTCTGACTCGCTCGTAACGCTCGTTAGACGTTAACGCTAACGTCGAGGATATAACCAAGCTGCAGCAGGAAATTTAAAACTTCCAGCGTCCAGCGCATGATTTCCATAAAGAATTCTGCACCGGGCATCTTGTATCCTTAAGTTAGTGTTGAGCGAATTACGGGAAACTAGTCTGATCAGGACCAGTTCCCCGTAAAACCCAGCTCGGTTGATTAGACCGGGAATTGAAGGACCAACCTACGGTAATCACTCCGTAGACCTTCAACCATGAGACCCAATCAAAGAATCACGCCGCGAGGCTACTTTGAAAGGATCCCATGCGGACCGCCCACTGGGGGGC